GAGTGCAGCGATTGGCACGTAAACAGTTACCGCGCCTGCAAATAAAGTTGCGTCCTTCCAACGCTGGCAATCGACAATCGCGCTCGACAACCCTTCCGGTAGGGTGGCCCCACTGCCTGCGCTGCCAGCACCCTCTTGCGCGAATGTCCACGCTCCGTTTGCTTGGCACTCGGGGCAATACGTGTGCTGGTGCTTGACGCAACGCGAGACCGTCCCCGTCTCCGCAGAGCAAGCAGCGGCGCCGTTGATCGCGGCGTAGAGCGGCACTTGCGTCCACCCACGACTCACCTCATCAGCGTCCAATTGGCGACCCGATACCTCGGTGTAATTACCTTGCGTATGCAGCCACGCAACCGGCTCGGCAGCAGGGGCGCGGAGGGCGGCGAGGACGCGGAGCGCGATTCGCTTGTCCACGATGACTGTGCGCTCGCCGTCGAATCCCACGCCACGGCGCATGTCCTGCTCCAGCTCATCTGCGGCATTCACTTCCGCGTTCAGCGATGTCATAAGCTGGGCGTTGTCGTGTATCAAGTCAGCGATTTCCTGCTCTGCGGATAGGCCGCGTGCGGCGAGAGCCAACAGAGCGTCAAATTCACTGAGCTCGAGGTCCGCGTATGCGCCTGGAACATTGCTGCGATCCACCGCTATTCGTTCCTGCGTCCATTCAGTCATTGGTAGCCTCCGGGAAAAGGGCGAACAGGGCTTCACGCGAGATACTCAAATTACGCCCTCGGATCGCCGAATTAGCTCTCCATAGTTTCGATGCTTGGGCATACGCTCGCGCAGCTTCGTAGCACTGCACCAGCTCTAGGAGTTCAGCAGACGAAAGCAGATCAATCACAGAATCATTCAGTAAATCGTGCGATTCACGTATCTCCGCCAGCCGCTTGTCGGTGATCATGGAATAACTCCGATGATTTCGCTTTTGCGGTAGCCGATGTCGCCATCGCCCGGACCCTTGGTTATAGTCATCGGGCCGGGGTCGTACCAGCGCACCAGCACCGCGCCCTGATTGCGCCACGCGGCTTGCAGGTATCGCTTACTCGGCCGATGCTCGCCCACACACTCCAGAACGATCGCCGCGTCCTCGTCGTATTGCGCGCGCGAGTCCATCACGACGTATAAATTAGGTGATAGCGGCTTGCCAATCACTTGCCGCTTGTCGGTGATCATTCATTTGCTCCCGCTAATCGGCGGACACTGCCGCACAAGCACGCAGGTCTGCCATCGCATCGTCATCAGACGCCCTGAATTCCGGCACGCGCATGCCCGGCCGACTTGCCGTGTAGATCAACGCCCCAGCAGCGTTCGAACCAACTTTCGCTTCAAGCGCCTTGCCCGCTTCACCTGCCAGCGTGATCGCCCATCCGGCACGGCAATGCGTCGTTTCGCATGTGTGCCAATTGTCCATGTCCAGTTTCCCACCAGCCTCGATTGCGGCAAGGATCGCCGCGTCGATGTTGGGGATGACGGGGACATCGCGCAGGTCCGCGCCGCGCAGGTTCGCGCCGCGCATGTCCGCGTAGCTCAGGTCCGCGCCGCGCAGGTCCGCGACGCTCAGGTTCGCGCCGCGCAGGTTCGCGCCGCTCAGGTCCGCGCCGCTCAGGTCCGCGTCGCTCAGGTTCGCGACGCTCAGGTTCGCGACGCGCAGGTTCGCGCCGCTCAGGTTCGCGTAGCGCAGGTTCGCGCCGCGCAGGTCCGCGACGCTCAGGTTCGCGCCGCTCAGGTTCGCGACGCGCAGGTTCGCGCCGCTCAGGTCCGCGTCGCTCAGGTCCGCGTCGCTCAGGTCCGCGCCGCGCAGGTTCGCGCCGCGCAGGTCCGCGCCGCTCAGGTCCGCGTCGCTCAGGTTCGCGACGCTCAGGTCCGCGTCGCTCAGGTTCGCGACGCTCAGGTTCGCGTAGCGCAGGTTCGCGCCGCGCAGGTCCGCGTCGCGCAACGTCTCAGCCACCGTCGTAAACAACACTTTCCCGGTAATGCGGTGCTTAATTTCGATAGTTGGCACGCCATAATTTCGCGTGTGCTTTTTCATGGTTTTCCTTGTGCGTTGCGAATGTAAATGCCAATCAGGTCGCGCACCACTTGCGCGGCCCACACGTCCCTGCGCTTGCACAGTGCCAGGAATTCATCACGTACGTGTGCAGGAATGCGGATTGACATGCAGGCGTCGTGAGTCAGCACTTCCGGCGGCTTGCCCCTAACGCGTCCCATGCTTGCCAATCACATGCACAGGTATCACACGTACGGGCAACTCGCGCGGCTGAATTTCAACCGGACCCTCATGAAAGTGTATGCGCAATTCGGACATGATGGCGTCACGCGCGACAATGGCCTTTGACAGGTCATCGATCGCTGTGTCGCGGCGACGCTCGCTGGCCTTGATCGCCAGCGTCGTTTGCGCCAGGCGCACATACAACACTGCTTCGTTCCATGCTCGACTCATAGTTGCTCCTTCGGAGCTACGCTTGCGTAGACCCTTGTGGTTGTGGATACTAATTAGCTGAATAGAACCTGTCAAGTCTTATTTTCCAGGTCTTCAAGTGCCTGTTGCAAATCGCTTTTCTCGTCCACCATGATTTGCAGACGGTCGGCCAACTCGCGCACGCCCCATCGTCGGAAGAAGTCCACGATTTGCTGGTCAGTCAGCGTTGCCCAACTCACTGTGTTCGGTATCATCCCGGCCCCAAATGACGGTCAACCCCTTCGGCGATAGTAAGTCCACGACGGATAGATGGGGTTCTTGTTCAGTGGCTCGTTCAGGAAATCGGGGTGCGCGTTGCGCGTCGTGTATTCGGTGGCGAGCGTCAGATACTTGTGCGCCAGCTTGGCAAGCTTGGCAGCGTCATATGGTACTTCGTAACGCGTATCCAGGCGGATTGCGTCAACTGGCGACGCCATCAATGCCACGTTGCACACGCGCGCTGCCTCGCGCCTATCTCGAACCGCTTTGCTTTCCATTTAGTCCTCCGTAGGGGCTACGCTTGCGTAGGCTCGCAAGGTATGGTTGAGCCTGTGAGTGTGAGCAATGCCACATGCAGCGGCACACCTTGCTTGCGCAGACGCTTTGCAATGGCAAACGTTCCTGCATCCTTGGCGAGCTTGCGCCAGTGGTATCGCTGCCACCATCCGATGTAGTTGGACTCGCCCAACGTGCTCTCGATCCATTGCGAGGGACGCACCTCATCACGCAGGATCGGATAAGGCTCGCGCATGGGCCATTGCAGACGACGTGCGGGTAGTGCAGGTTGCGCAGGCAATCCCCATGCGCGGGGAGGCTCGATGGGCATCAACTCGACCTGTTCCATGTCGGTGCCCTTTGCGTACCTGCGATAGAAGGGGGTGTCTTTCATTTGGCGACCTCATCCAATCTCGCCAGCGCCGCGCGTACGCCCTTCGCAGACGCTTCCGCCGAATGCTTGCGGGCGTAAGTCCCCACAACATGCACGGTGCGCTTGTGACGCGCTTCCCCGTCCTTTCGAACGTACTTGTCGCCGAATGTGACCTGCTCGACAATATAAACGACGTGTGTGCGCTTGACCACGCGAATGTAGTCCGGTTTCATTTGTCGGTCCTTTCGTGTGTGCTGCAAATCCACCGCCATACGATCCCGTATAAAACAACGATGGCGACAAAGCCCATTGTCAGGGCAAACAGGCGCATCAACAGACCACTCCCAAGCATATATACCCACAACGCCCCCACCGCTAACCGCGCAATGATATTCAGGGGTTCCCCTTTGCGATCTTGGCAAACCGCCCATCGCGCAATGAAATTCATGAGTTCCCCTTTGCGATTTTGGCAACGACGCCATGTGCAGGTGGTTGCGGTGGAATGACGACGCCATGCACGCGTGGCGCATGACGCCAAGGCGCATAACCGTGTGCAGGTGGCACTTGCTTGAACACGACAGCGGGCCGCGTGGATACACGGAACCCGCGAGCGTGGGCGCACTGCACCAGTAGCAGCCCAACGACGAACGCCACGACGAACAAACCTATATTGCGTTGATTCATGATTCGTACCCCATGCCAGGCAACGATGCCCGCACAGCGCCCATAAGACGCTGTACGTGCCGCGCTACGCGTTCATGTATTCGACTGCATTGTCGACCATGTAATCCGCAATCTCGCGGTAGTCAATATCAGTGTCCAGCAAGTCACGCAACATACACGCGCCCGGCATGGCGATATCGATTTGATCGTCAACCCAGGTTTCAATCGCTGCGGCGACTTGATCCTTCGCGACTTCCAAACATTCATCCTTTTCGTCGTTGCTTGCATCCTCGTCCGGCTGATTTTGCTGAACGGCTTCCGCAGCCACAGATGCGAAATACTCCTGCGTGCCTTGGTCGTTATCAATCCACAAATTAGCGCACCACGTTGCGCGATTCTTCCAACCGTTGTAACCGTCGTTGTCGCTCATGATTAGAACCCCTTTTTAAGTTTGCGCTTCAATGCCTTCGCAGCTTTTTCCGCCTGCACCTGTTGCTTGATGGCGAGTGACATGCACGCGCCGACCGTTGTCTCGAATACCGTCTTACACCCCTTCAATTTGAATCCCATCAAATTGCCAGGGCCGACAATCACGATGATATTGCGGTACTGGCGCTTGTAGTGCGATGTCTCGCTCGACTCGCGCACCGTCCGTTTGGTTGTGGGGGTCATGATTCACCCCTTGCGAGTTTGATGGCGGCGACGCGCAGCGCATTGGTAATTATGCTGATTTCCAAATCGTTTAGCTTAACGTTCATTCGTCATCGCTCCCATTAAATTCGGCGCTGTCATTTTCCGCCACCAGGTCTTCGCAATCCGGCAGATCGGCAACGCGATAGTTACGGGTGCGAACCCGCTGGCGAAGTTGCCCATCAACCCGCGTGCGCGATATGACGCAAACGCAGGTGTCAAACGTGTAGCGCGGGTTGCGAAAGTCCCCGCCCTTTTCCGTCAGGTAATGCAACAGGATTTGACGGAATGTGGCCTTTGGTTCGGAGAATCGCGCACGCTCGCGTTTGGCATCGAACGTACACGGCATGCCAACTATTGCACCCGGCATCCACGTTTGGCCACAAATACCCCCTTCCACAATCGTGTTGATCATAATTGCACTCCGCATGCGGTAAGGAAACGGTAGCGGTCGAAGCGGGGATTGTCAGCGGCGAACACTGAGCACAAGCGCTTTGCCAGTTCGGCAATACTTTGTTCCGTTTCTGATGTTGCCGGGCGCTGCGATGATTTAATCGCCGCTGCGATTGCCACGTAGTCTTTGCGTGTCATGGTCTGTAGCTCCTATTGGCTGTTGACTCGATGGTGCTGGATCGCATCGCGCAACGCCCTTTGCAAAGACGTTGACCGCTGCGCCCCGCGTTTTGCGCGGGCTTTGCATATCCGTATCCTCTGTGGTTGATGGGTGCCATATGCTGCCAAGGCAATTCGAGAATATACGCACTCGCGGCGTTTGGCAAGTAGTATCCAATACATTTATTTCTATCGTGATGCGTGCCACCATAATACGATTGATCATCGTGTTACGCTTGCGTAACCTAAACCCGCTTAATCGCGGCAATCAGATTACGCTTGCGTAATGTGGGTATCGTGGAATTCCCATCCGTCAGGTGTGGCGCATGCGTCGTGTGCCGGATAGATGCTGGTCTTCATCTGGCGCGGGTACAATTGATTCTCGCCACTGCCGGCAAACCCCTTGCATATCTCGCACACGTCGCTGCGGATCGGCCAGGGTTGTCGGTTGGGGTCCGGCTTGCGCGCCTTCTTTGTGTACCGCGATGGGCCACGGGTGTCGGCTGTTGACATGGCCAAATGTTCCGGCGCTACGCACCCTCGAACCCCACAAGTGACCTTGACGCGCACCCCATCGGCCTCCGGTAAGGACTCGATGTACAGGTCATAGGCAGCGCGGTGAGCCTTCCACACACGTCGCCGCAACGAAAATAGGCCGTATCCGTATGCGTCGTGCGCCCCATTCCATACCCAACAGCCGTCGTCGCGCTTATCAACGTGGCGCTCGAAGCGCTGTTTGGCGGCGTCAATGGCGGCGCATTCGGCGTCGAAACGTTCATAATCACTGTTTTCAGTGGTCATTTGTTTCCCAATATGGTGGTTTTAGGTTTTAATAATGTAATACGCTAATTTATAAGTGTTTGATTATCCTGTATATTTTTCTATGCGCTGCGTTGGGGGTGCGTAACTCCTTGATTTATGGTAGTAGTTACACGAAAAACCCCAAACAGACACAGGCTTTATGAGATTACCATGATCAATCAATCATGTCAAGGGTATTGTGTGATTGATTGATTGCGATGAGTCATGATGTAAGTGTGTAATTATGAATAAATATAACTAATACAATCAAATACAAATACAGATCAAATGCACTACGGTTTAAATGTCTGTGGAAAGTAGCGCGTTACGCCATGGCTCGACTGGATACCAGGATAGAATTAACCGAAAAATAATTGAACGGAATCAAGGACTTGACCTATTTTTCGTTCGCAAGTGATTGAATGTATTGAAGAAAGTGGTATTGAAGTGAGCACTCACTAACTAAGTGAGCACTCACTAACTAAGTGAGCACTCACTAACTAACCCCGCGATTGGCGCGAGCGCTGCGATTGTTGCGGGCCGGGGCGCAGCACGCATCGCCCGATCGGTGTTCGCGCTGCAACACTCGCGTTGCATTCGCACGTCAACATCGCGACAACATCACGCATCGACAACGCGTGACGTGCAACACGTCAATGCATGCAGCGATTGCATGTGATGCACGCGTGGCTACTAATAACCGAATGTATCGTGCCACGATATTTGTACATTAATAGCCAGTCACGCATTCACGCTGCATCGTCGCATCACGCGTGACAGTGGAGCGAGTTCCTAACCATCCTCGCAGTACCACAGCGATGCAGTGTCACGCACCAGGCAGCGTCACTGCGACGTGATGTCGTCGCACTGACGCAATGCACTGATGCCGCGTCATCGCGTGGCGTTCGTGCTCGGGCGCATTGTCGGGGCGGTAGGGGCAAAACCGCCAGAGAATTCTTTTTTTCATAACCCCGCTCGCGACGCCCTCCACAATTTTCCGCATTTTCATTTGGTCATTTCTATCCACTCACACATCTGCACCCGCAGCAGACGAATCCGGGTAAGAATTCTTATCCCAGGAATCTCGGAAAATCCCGAGAATTCTCCGCCATAAAATTTTTCTTGACACGCCTGAAATTCGGTGTACCCTTGCTCGTGTTCCTCCACGGAACGGCGACGGCGTTACGGACTGGACACCCGTGACACACTCGGCCCGTGACACAATCCATCTCCGTGTCTCGGGCCACTCTCTCGCACAGCGCCTACCAGTGGCGTAGGACGCGGCGCTTGACGGCTGTGGGTAATCCTGCTACAAGCCCGCATGCTTGCGATGAATCGCTCCCCTGTGCGCTCGATCCTGGCGACACAGCAAACATCGGCGCTACCGCGTCCTGTCTACCTGCCCATGCGCGTCTCTGACGACGTGTACTCGCGCATGCTGATCCTGTGGCTGCGTGGCGCGCTCTACTACGAAATTGCGAAGGCATCCGCGCTCACTGACCGCGTGGTGCGTGCGTGCGCAGAAACGGTGGACTGGATGGAAGCAGCCGATCGCCTGCGACCGCGCATGCAGAAGGAAGACAAGCAGGTCGCCACGCGGCTCGCGGCAATCGCTGCACGCAAGCTCGAAGAACGCCTGATCGAAGGCGACGAGCACGTGGACATGAAGGGGCGCATCGTGATGAAGGCGGTGGGTGCACGCGACTGTGCGGCGATCATGGAGATTGCAGCCGATCGTCGCGACAAGACGCAGCGCGCAATCGACGGCGTGCCGGAGCCCAACTCATCGAGTGCATTGGAAGACCTGTTTCGCGTCGCTACCGCGCTCATCGCGGGTCAGATGGCGAATGGCACCCCGGCGCTCCCGCCTCCGGAGAAGGATGTGACTCCCTCACCTGCCGCGCTAGAAGCGGTGGCGATCATCGAAGCCGAAGTCACACCCTGATGGCTGGCCCACCGCTCACGCCGCTGCTGGTTGAGAACTTCCTCAACAAGGTGCTGCTGTCGGGCATGTCGAATCCACGTCCGACGCCCGAGTGTCATCGGGTGTGGTGGCAGATGGTGTGTTCGGAGCATGAGTTTGTCGCCATCGCGGCCCCGCGTGCGCATGCGAAGTCGAGCGCGATCACCTTTGCGTACGGGATGGCGTGTGCGCTGTTCCGTCACGACCCGAACATCGTCATCGTGTCGCGCACGCATGACATCGCCAAGGAATTCATCAAGTCGATCAAGCACACGTTGCTCACCAACACGGTGTTGCAGCAGGCGTTCCATTTCAATCGGCTGGTGACCGACACCGAAGATGACTTCATTGCCGATGTGGGTGAGGATCACTACCAGTTTCGCATGCAGTCGGTCGGCTTTGGGACAGCGGTGCGCGGGTTGAACTGGGGCACGCAGCGACCGACGTTGATTCTCATGGATGATTGCGAGTCAGATGAGCAGGTGATGAACCAGGAGCGGCGCGCGAAGGCGATGGACTGGACACTGGCAGCGTTGATCCCTGCGCGTGACCCGGTGTGTGGCAAGGTGCGCGCGGTGGGCACGTTCATGCACATCGACGCGATGCTGGTGAATCTGGTGGAAGACCCGTCGTGGGAGTCGATGGTGTTTGAGGCGCACAACGACGATTTCAGCTTCATCCTGTGGCCCGAGATGTGGTCGAAGGAGAAGCTGATGAAGGAACGCTATCGTTACGAAGGCACCAATAGACTCGACCTGTACAACATGGAATTTCGCAACCGCGTGGTGGACACGACCAGTGGATATTTTCGCAAGGATGAGTTTCTCCCCTTCGAAGACTTTCATCGCACGCACCAGTTCAAGTCCACGCTGTCGTGGTATGCGGGGGGCGACTTCGCGTGGTCGTTGAAGCAGAAGACCGATTACACGGTGATGCCGATCGTGGGCGTGGACTCGTCGAACAATATGTACGTGTACTTCGTCAAGCGCGGGCACATGGATGGGGCGGAAGTGGTGGACGAGATGTTCGCGTTGCAGGAGACGTTCAATCCGGGGGTGTGGTTCAACGAGCGCGGGGCGATCGCCAACTCGTTGCAGGCGGCGATCGACATGAAGCAGCGAGCGACCGGGACGTTCATCAACATCCAGGAGATGCCGGCTACCAAAGAGAAGCGCGTGCGTGCGCGGCCGTTGCAGGCTAGAATGCGCGCCAAAGCGGTGTATTGGGACACCGAAGCGGATTGGTTTCCCGAAGTGCAACTCGAATTTTTGCAGTTCGATCGCGGCAAGCACGACGATTGCGTGGACGCGCTGTCGCACATTGCGATCGGGCTGTCCGGCGAGATGTTGCCGATGTCGGAGATGGAGCGCGATGACGAGCGCTACGCGGAAATGAAGCGCGAGACTGTGCGAACGGGCGGACGCAACGCGAGAACCGGGTATTAGGAGCCAACATGAAATTAGCGACACCGCTTTCTCTCGACACGATCCTGAATTCGGAAAATCTCGCCCCTTTGCTGACGGTGGAGGAATGCAAGGCGATCGGCATGTGGTGCCAGGAGGGCTTGGTCAACGACGAGCAATCGCGCGAAGTGTGGGCGGAGGATTACGCCGAAGCGCTCAACATGGCGATGCAGGTCACGCAGCCCAAAAGTGAACCGTGGGAAGGTGCTTCGAATGTGCGTTTCCCGCTCATCTCGATTGCGGCGCTGCATTGGTCGGCACGTGCATACCCGATGCTGGTGCCCGGCAATGACATCGTCGCGTGCTCGGTGTTCGGCACCGACCCGGATGGCACGAAGACCGACCGTGCGATCCGCATTGGCCGGCATATGTCGTGGCAACAGTTGGAGCAAATGACGGAGTGGGAGGAAGAACACGACAAGTGCCTGATGGTGATGGGCATCGTGGGCTTGGCGATCAAGAAGACCTACTTCAACACCGCATTGCAACGCAACCAGAGCCTTTGCATCACGCCTTCGCATCTGGTGCTCAACTATTGGGCCAAGGGACCGATCGACGGTCATCAGCGCGCGTCATTGCTGTTCGAAGCGTCGGCCAACGATTGCTACAGCAACATCGCCCAGGGGTTGTGGTGCGATGACGACTATGCCGATGCAATCGAAGGCGAATCGACGACCGAAGACGACGACGAAGCTGGAGAGCCTGCGATGTCGGAAGGCAGCATCATCGGCACGTTGATGAAGGCGACGGGCGAATTGCCCACCACTGACGTGATTACCGAAGCCACCGATGATCGTACGGGCCTTACGCCGCCGCAGGTGGACAGCACGACGCCGTATTTGATGGTCGAGCAATCGTGCTGGATCGATTTGGACAACGACGGGTACGCCGAACCCTACTTCGTGACGTTTGAACGCGAGACAGGGCAGATTCGGCGCATCGTTGCGCGCTTCAACACGTCGGATGTGAAGAAGCGCGGCGACAAGGTCATCCGCATCACGCCCGAGGGCCATTACACCGCATACAAACTGATCCCGTCGCCGGATGCGTCGTTCTACCCGGTGGGTTTCGGTCGCTTGCTCGGCTCGCTCGACGATACGGTTTCGACCGCGCTCAACGAATTGATCGATACGGCCACGCTTGCCAACTATGGCGGCGGCTTCCTGGGGCGCGGTGCGCGCATGCGCGGCGGTTCGGTGCAGACGGATCCGGGTCAGTGGCACAACGTTGACGTGCAAGGGGGCACGCTGCGCGACAACATGGTGCCCTTCCCCAACAACCAACCCTCGCAAGTGCTGTTCCAGATCATCACGTTCCTTGTGCAGTATGCGGAGCGGCTGGTGTCGGCCAATGAGTTGCAGCAAGGCGAGGACATCGGACAGAACACGCCTGCGCAAACGGCGCAGACGATGGATGAGAACGGCAGTCGCATCTTCGCGGGCATGTTCAAGCGCGCGTGGCGCGCGCAGCGCGATGAGTGTCGCATCCTGTTCTCGCTCAACCAGAAGTACCTCAAGGCTGACGTTGACTTCCTCGACCTGACGACGGGCAAGGGCGCGATGCTGGCTGCGAACGACTATCTCGGGCCTTCGACGGACGTGTGCCCTGCGGCGGACCCCAACGTGATGAGCGATGGACAGCGCGTGCGCAATGCGCAAGCCACGATGCAGCTTGCAATGACGTTGCCGGGGTTCAATCGCTATCAGACGATCGTGCGTTACCTGAAGGCGAAGAAGGAACCGAACATCGACCAGATATTCCCGCCCCCGCAGCAACCGGGTGGCGACATTGCGATGCCGCCTTCTGCGCAGATGATGGTGGCGCAGGTGAAGCAAGGATTGCTACAGGACCGCATCCAGCGCACCAAGCAGGAACTCATGAAGATGCAGGTGCAGGCGAAAGAGAAGTTGATGGCGTTGCAGCAACAAGCGATGTTGATTCAGTCGGAAATCATCATGAACCAAGCGCAAGGCGTGCTGAACTTGGCAACGTCGAAGGCGAAGGGACAAGAAACAGCCATTGCGCAAATCGACTCCATGATCGGCGCGAAGAAGGTGCATTTGCAGGGGGTGCTCGGTTTGATCGAGCAAATGACGAACTACAACTCGATGCTTAATGACCAATCGAAGGGATTCAGCGATGCTACAAATGAAGCGCAACAACCCGAAGCACCAGGCAACGGCAAAGGACAACCCCTTGCACAGGGAATGGGCCAGCCAGAGCCGAACGAAGGAATTTTTGCTCCGGCTCCGGGCGGATCGCCAATCCATTCTGGACCAGTGGGCCTTGGGTGATTTTTCACACGCGACCCTTGAAGGCAGCATGCAGTTGAACTCGCTCGCGCTTGGCAAGGTGGAAGCAATTGACATGATCATCACGGCGATCGAAGAAGGGTGGGACGACTGATGAAAAACACAAGCGGACTCACCGTTTCATTCGACAAGATGTTGCTCAAACCGATCGTCGCGCGCGAGACAAGTGCAGGTGGCATTGCGATGCCGGATTCGGTCAAGCAGAAGGAAACCCAGGCAGCGTATGTAGGAATTTTGGTAGCCGCCGGCAAGGAAGCGTGGCTGCAACCCGAGATGGATGGCCTACACGTTGGGGATTACGTGATGTTCGCCAAATACTCGGGAATCGTGGTGCAGGGGAGGGACGGGATGTACCGCATTCTCCGGGCGTCAGACTCGATGGGTAAGTGTGATGGCCTGTACGACGAGCGCCTGCAAGGCTCGATCCCGATGCCTGACAATTCCTGACCTACTTGACAGCCGAATCCTACGAGCGTAGAAGGAGCAACCATGCCAGCAGCAAGTGTAAGTCCTACAGGCGGTGAGCCACCGCCGAACGAATTGATCCTCGAAGGGGAGGACGACCAGCCGTTGCAAGCCGAAGAACTCCACGATGACGAAGAAGACTTCGGCGACGCGTCGCCCGAAGATCGCACGTGGGCTATTCGCAACGGATGGGTTGCACGCAGCGCGTTTCGCGGGTCTGACGATGAGTGGGTCGATGCGAAAACGTTTGCGGAGCGCGGGCGCGGCGTCAACTCGATTCTAAAAAAGCGCAACGCGGAGTTGACTTCGCAAATCGACGACATCAAGACGCAATTTCAAGCGTTCGCCGAAGGCTCCAATGCGCGCATGAAGCGCGAACTCGATGTGCGCTTGATGTCAGCGTCGGAACGCCGCAAGCAAGCCGTGGCGAACGGCGACACCGACGCATT